AGTAACAGGATTGACTGGAGAGCCCGATGAAATTTATACAACACCAGCAGGTGTATCATCTATTGTGTTATCTTGTCAAATTACAAATAATAGTTTGGTAACACAACCCGTAACTATATTTGTAACATCAAATAAAGAAATACCTGTACCTGAATTTGGAAATGTATATAGTGGTAGTTCATTTATAAGTTCTTCTGTAAATTTATTAAATTTTAGTGGTAGTTTTGCTAGTGCATCTTTATTATTAAATGCAAATAGACAATTTTTAAGAAAAGAAATTGCAGCATATACACAAAACCAAAATAGTTTATCAGAAACTCCATTTACTTTTATATCATCTTACTTTGAACAAAATACTTTGGATGATGTGGATGCAATAAAATATGATATTGTTAATAACACAACAATTAGAACAAATAAAGCAGCAAAAGCATACTTTGATAAAAATGGTGTATCTTTAATTGATTCAACTGAATATTCTGCATCTATATTTGCTTTAGATTATTTAAAAGTATTATCAAATCAAATTATAAAAAACGAATCTGTAACTGGTTCTGCACTTTCACCATTATTATTTCAAAGTGGAGTTACTCAATCTGTATTGACATCATTTAATAACGGAACGAACGCTGGAGTTTCTGCATCTATATATGTTGTAAATTCTTTGGTAGACGTTATTAAAGCTACAATTGAATCTCCTGTACTTGCTGAGCAAGAAGCTGTAAGATTAGTGACGAACGTAACAATACCACCAGCTGATTCACTATCACCGGTAGTTTCTGGTAAATTAGTATTAGAAGAAACATACGGATTTATTGTTTCTGGTTCAACTCAATTAACTGTGGTTCTTTCTTTGTTAGAAAGTGCGAATGAATAACAATAATATCATTGATTGATATTTATAAGGGATTCTCTATATTTATAACAAAGCTGGAAAGTAACGCATGGCAATAAGTAATCTATTAACGGGCAGGGTAAGGGTTGTAAGCCCGAAAAATGTAACATCTGATAGGTATCAATTCTTGGATTTATCTCAAGCAGAGCCGAATTTGGGTGTTCCTAGCTTTTCTGCATCATTATTAACGAATCCTGCTATTGTAGTTTCGGATAGTGAAGGTAATAGAGGATTTGCAAGAACAATTAGTTTAGACCAAATTTCAGGTTCTTTTTCTGGTTCATTTCAAGGGGACGGTAGTAACTTAACAAATCTACCTGCAGCAATTAGAATAGCTAGTGGTTCGGCAACTGCATCTTTTATAGGAGGTAATTTAGTTGTAAATACAAATACAACAGTTCAAGGAAATTTAATTGTAAGAGATTCTATATTTGCAGAACAATTAGTAGTATCTTATATTTCATCATCTGTAATATATTCATCGGGTTCAAATAAGTTTGGAGATGATATATTAGATATACAACAAATAACTGGTTCACTTAATATTAGCGGCAGTGTTACAATAACTGGTTCACTTAAAGCGCAACAAATAACAGGTTCTGTATCTGGTGCATTTACTGGAGATGGTGCTGGATTGTTTAACATTCCTCGTTCTGCATTTAGTGGTGATTCATTTAGAATAGCTAGTGGTAGTGTAACTGCTTCCGTAGACCCTACATATGGATTTAAAGTTGAATCGGCATTAAGTGGTTCTGAATTTACTGGTAGTGTAGATATTAGTGGTAGTATATCAGCATCTTTATTTATCGGAGATGGTAGAGGATTATTTAATTTACCAGCTTTAACAGCAACATTAATAGCAAGTGGTTCTGCAACTGCATCTATCGCACCAAACACTGGATTGGTTGTAAATACATTCTCAACATTCCAATTTCCAGTATCCGCATCAATGTTTAGTGGTAGTGGTAAGGGATTATTTGATATTCCACAATCAGCTTTAGCAGAGGATGCAACTTTAATAGCAAGTGGTAGTGTAACGGCATCGGTATCACCTAATTTTGGATTTAGAGTAGAATCTGCTACGGTTGGTTCTCAGATAACTGGTAGCATGTTTGTTACTGGTAATATTCAATTGGGTGTTGGTGGTGTTTATTCTGGTAGTGGTGCAAGATTATTCGATATACCACGTTCAGCATTAACTCCGGATGCATTGGTAGCAACATTAATAGCAAGTGGTAGTGTAACGGCATCAACATCTCCGGATTTTGGATTTAAAGTAATATCTGCACAAAGTGGTTCTAGTTTTACTGGTAGTTTATTTGTAAGTGGTGGAATTGAAATTAATTCTGGTTCATCTTACTCTGGTAGTGGTGCTAGATTATTTGATATTCCAGTAAGAGCATTAAGAGATTTAGACTTATCTAAGATTTCAAGCGGTTCGGCAACTGCATCAATTTCTCCTGATAAAGGATTGGTAGTAAATACATTCTCTACATTTAGTGGAAGTATGCTTATTTCAGCATCTAAGCAATATTTTCCATCCGAATCTATACAAACTGTATTTAACGTAACTAATAATGATAATTTAAATTATAATTTTACTGGGGCAGCTATTGGTTCGAATCCAACATTAACATTAGTAAGAGGTATAACTTATATTTTTAATTTAAATGTAAGCGGACATCCTTTTCAAATAAAAACAATTAATACAACCGGAACAAACGATTTATATAATACGGGTGTAACGAATAATGGAGGTCAAGTTGGTACTTTAATATTTGCAGTACCATCAAATGCACCTGATAGACTTTATTATATTTGTCAATTCCATGCATCTATGGCTGGTACTATTAATATAGTAGATGGATTATTGCAAAAAGGTGATGGTGTTACCATAACAGGAAGTTTGGATGTTAGTGATATTATTAGAGCTAGAGAATTTACTGGCTCATTTAGTGGTTCGTTTTTCCAAGGTGATGGTGGGGGATTATTTAATATTCCAAGAGCAGCATTTACTGGAGATTCTCCTAGAATAGCAAGTGGTTCTGTAACGGCTTCTGTAAGTCCTGATGATGGGTTTTTAGTAAAATCAGTTGAAAGTGGTTCAACTTTTAGTGGGTCTGTTGATATTAGTGGTTCTTTAATTATATTTGGAAATTTAATTGGACAAGAAATTAGTGGTTCAAGCTTTAGTGGTTCATTTCAAGGAGATGGTAGTAGATTAACAAATATAAACGTACCACCTCAAGTTGCAACAAAGATAGTATCTGGTTCGGTAACAGCTTCTGTAAGTCCTGATTCTGGATTCGTAGTAGTATCTTCTGATAAAGGTTCTCAATTTACTGGTAGTATATTTTTAAGTGGTAGTATATTTGGAAATTCAAGTATAGAAATATCCAGTGGTTCGTTTAGCGGTAGTGGTGCTAGATTATTTGATATACCAAGAGCAGCTTTAACGCCAGATGCTTTATTATCTACTGAAATAAAAAGTGGTAGTGTAACGGCATCGGTTAGTCCTGAATTTGGATTTAAAGTATTATCTGCGGAAAGTGGTTCTCAATTTACTGGTAGTTTATTTGTTAGTGGTAATATATCATTAGCAAGTGGTTCATCTTATTCTGGTAGTGGTAAAAATTTATTTGATATCCCACTATCAGCATTGGCAAACTTAGACCTTTCTAAAATTTTCTCTGGTTCTGCAACTGCATCAATTTCTCCTGATAGAGGATTTGAGGTATTCGCTTCAGTATCAAACTTTTCTGGTTCAGTATCAGCATCCGTATTTAGTGGTAGTGGTAAAGGATTAACAGATATTCCATTTTCAGCGTTATCAGAAGAATTAAAAAGAATTGCTAGTGGAAGTGTAACTGCATCGGTTTCTCCTGATGATGGATTTAGAGTAATATCAGCTGAAAGTGGTTCTCAATTTACAGGTTCTTTATTTGTAACTGGTGGATACATTAGAGTTGAGACTGGCTCATTTTTCTCTGGTTCTGGTGCTGGATTAAAAGATATTCCTAGAAACGCATTGACCGAAGATGCTTTAATATCTACCGAAATTAAAAGTGGTAGTGTAACTGCATCTGTTTCTCCTGATTTTGGATTTAGAGTAATATCAGCTGAAAGTGGTTCGCAATTTACTGGTAGTTTATTTGTAACTGGTGGATATATTAGAGTTGAGACTGGTTCTTTCTTTAGTGGTAGTGGTGCTGGATTATCTGATATTCCTGAATCTGCATTATCATTTAAAATTAATAGAATTGCAAGTGGTTCGGTAACTGCATCAATTTCGCCTGATTATGGGCTTAGAGTAAATACATTTTCTACAATTAGTGGAAGTTTTATAGTATCATCTTCGGCAAGAGAATTAGCATATTCTGATATAGATACTGTATTTAACGTAACCAATGCTGGAAGTAGTGCATATAATATAAGTAATAGATTAGTAAGTGGTTCAAACCCAACTTTAACTTTAGTTAGAAATGTAAATTATACATTTAATGTAAATGCTAGTGGGCATCCATTTTGGATTAAAGATACAAATAGTACAGGTACTGCAAACTCATATGATACTTGGGTAACTAATAATGGTGATGATGTTGGTGTTATAACATTTTTAGTTTCAGGAAGTGCACCGGATACACTTTATTATAATTGTCAATTACATGGTTCAATGGCCGGCACTATTAATGTAGTAGATGCATTATATGTTCCAGCAGAAATAAAATTAATTGGAGATACAAAAGTAATTGGTGTAGTAACTGCTTCTGTATTTAGTGGTAGTGGTAAAGGATTATTTGATATTCCTTTCTCAAATATTACTGGTGATGCAGTACGAATAGCAACTGGTAGTATAACAGCATCGGTATCACCACAAAAAGGATTTTTTGTTGAATCAGTTGAAAGTGGTTCATCTTTTAGTGGAAGTATTTTAATTGATTCATCTTCTTTTATTTATTCAGAAGGTACTTATTTACGAAATATTCCTCGTTCTGCATTAACTGAAGATGCATTAGCTTCATCTGAAATTAAATCAGGTTCAGTAACAGCATCGGTATCTCCTGTATTTGGATTTATAGTAAAAACACCATTTACTTCATCAGTAAGTGAAAGTTTCTTTGTTACACAAATAGCATCTCAATTTACGGGTTCAATATCCGTATCTGGTAGTTTATTTGTAAATGATACAAGCGGAGGACTATTTATAGATTCATCATCATTTATATTTGCTGATGGAACATATCTTAGAAATATTCCTCGTTCTGCATTAACTGAAGATGCACTATTATCATCGTTTATTGTATCTGGTTCAGTAACGGCATCTGTAAGTCCTGATTTTGGATTTAAAGTAATAGCAACTAATATATTTAGTGGTTCTGAGTTTGGTTCTCAATTTACTGGAAGTGTTGATGTAAGTGGAAGTGTTAGAGCATTTAGATTTATAGGAGATGGTTCTCAAATTACAAATGTACAAGCGGCAGCATCACCTTTAATAGCAAGTGGTTCTGCAACGGCTTCGGTAGCTAGTGGTGATACTTTTGTAGTTACAACCGGTGCAACTGGTTCTGGCTTAAATTATCAAATTGGTACTCGTATAACTGGTAGTGTTGATGTTAGTGGTAGTTTAAAAGCTCAATTTATATTAGGTGATGGTAGATTTATAACAAACGTACAAGCGGCAGCTGCACCATTCATTGGTAGTGGTTCTGCAACTGCATCGGTTCAAAGTGGTGATTCCTTTGTAGTAACAACTGGAGCAACTGGTTCGGCCATTGGTTCTAGATTTACGGGTTCAATTGACGTAAGTGGTAGTGTTAGAGCATTTTCATTCATTGGAGATGGTTCTCAATTAACGAATGTACAAGCATCTGCAGCTCCATTAATAGCAAGTGGTTCTGCAACGGCATCCGTTCAAAGTGGAATACAATTTGTAGTAACAACGAATGGTGTATTCTCAAGTGTAGGTTCTAATTCTGGTTCTTATTATGGTTCTATATTCACTGGTTCGGTAAGTATTAGTGGTTCGATATCATCATCTCGTTTTGAAGGTGATGGTGGTGGATTGTTTAATATCCCAGCATCGGCATTAGAAGATTTACAATTAAGTATAATTCAATCTGGTTCTGGTAGAGCAATTGTAGACCCAGAAAAATTAGATGTAAACGTACCTATAACAGCTGCATTATTTATTGGTGATGGTGGTGGATTATTTAACATTCCGGCAAACGCATTACAAGACCTTAAATTAGATAGAGTTATATCTGGTTCGGTTGAAGGTGTGATATCTCCAAATAAAGGATTTGAAGTAAATACATCTGTAAGAATATTCTCTGGTTCACTAACTGTGAGTGGTTCGGTATTTGTTAGTGGTGGAAATGTAATAGCAGCATCTGGTTCTTCATTTATTGGAGATGGTAGTGGATTAAGAAATATCAATATCGCTAATTTAGCATTTGAAACTTCTCTATTACAATCTGGTTCTGTAACTGCACAAATCTCTCCAAATTTAGGATTAGTTGTAAATACATCAGCATCTATACAAGGTGATTTGAATGTATTGAATAAAATATTAGTAAATAATATTACGGCAAGTAATGTTATTAAATCTCAATTATTTACCGGTTCATTCTTAGGTACATATAATTTCCAAGGAGTTGGGGCTACGGCTAGTGCAGAATATGATATTTTAAGATTCAATCCAACACAAGGATATTTCATACCTCAGCCGGAAACATCATTAACTGAAACAGTAGCATTTAATAATGTAAGTAATTTAACTATTGTACACAATTTGGGTATAAAATATCCAATGGTTCAGGTGTACGCTACTGGTTCTGAAGACCAAATTTTACCTGGAACAATAAAATCAATTGATGATGATACTATACAAATTGTATTTAGTGGATTAACATCTGGACATGTTGTAATTGGTAGTGGTGGTTCTTTAATAAATGGAACTATTAATGGAGATAGGGTATTTGGTGAAGTTTATTCGGCATCTTATGCTAGGAGAGCAGCTTTAGCAGACGCTGTAACTGGATTTGATTCGGCATCGTTGGTAGCATTATCAGCATCGTTATCAAATGCAAACGCTTATGTAAGAAATGACCAAACAGCTTCAATGGCTGTTTTAAATTCTAAATTTGCAGAAACCGCATCATATGTAGCTGATTTAAGTAATCTTAATTTAACTGATTATGTAAGAAATAGTAGAACATCTTCAATGACTGTTGGTACTGCTTCTTTAGCAATTACCGCATCATATGCATTATTTGCACAAAATGCATCAAACGTTGATACGGCTAACTTTATACAAAATTTCCAAACCGCATCAATGAGAGTTGGTACGGCTTCATTAGCAATATTTGCATTTACTGCATCATACGCTTTAAATGCAGCTGGAAGTGATACTTCATCGTTCTTACAAATTAATACTGACCAAACTTTTAGAGCATCTTTAGTAGTTAGTGCTAGTTTGGGTGTGAGTGGTAGTGTATTTTTTGGAAATTTACCATCTGCATCATATGAGCAAGTAGTAATATGGGATACAGTAACAAAAAAATTAGGATATAGAAATATAGCAGCAGCTGTGGGTTCATCTGGTACATCAGGAACTTCTGGTATAAGTGGAACGGATGGTACATCAGGAACTTCTGGTACAAGTGGTACAAGCGGTACTTCTGGGACTTCTGGAACATCTGGAGTAGATGGTACATCAGGAACTTCTGGTACATCAGGAACTTCTGGTACATCAGGAACTTCTGGAACTTCTGGATTAGATGGTACATCAGGAACTTCTGGTACATCAGGAACATCAGGAACTTCTGGTACATCAGGAACATCAGGAACTTCTGGAACATCAGGAACATCTGGAACATCGGGAACTTCTGGAACATCTGGAACATCGGGAACTTCTGGAACATCTGGGACATCGGGAACTTCTGGAACATCAGGCACAAGCGGAACATCTGGAACATCAGGCACAAGCGGAACATCAGGAACTTCTGGAACTTCTGGAACATCAGGAACATCAGGAACAAGCGGTACAAATGGAACTGCAGGAAGTGGTGGTTCATCAGGAACTTCTGGAACATCAGGAACTTCTGGAACATCAGGAACTTCTGGAACATCGGGAACAAGCGGTACAAATGGTTCTGCTGGTACAGCAGGTACTTCTGGTACATCGGGTACTTCAGGAACTTCTGGTTCTAATGGTAGTAGTGGTACTTCGGGAACTTCTGGTACATCGGGAACTTCTGGTACATCGGGAACTTCTGGTAGTGGTGGTGATAGTGGTAGTAGTGGAACATCTGGTAGTGGTGGTTCTTCTGGTACATCTGGAACAAGTGGTACATCTGGTTCAACTGGTTCAGATGGTACATCAGGAACTTCTGGTACATCCGGCTCAGCTGGACAAGATGGTACATCGGGAACTTCTGGTTCATCAGGAACTTCTGGTTCAACTGGTTCGGCTGGAACTTCGGGTACATCGGGAACTTCTGGAACTTCTGGAACATCAGGAACTTCTGGTTCGGATGGTACATCGGGTTCATCTGGTACAAGCGGTACATCGGGAACTTCTGGAACAAGCGGTACATCTGGTACAAGCGGTAGTGATGGTTCGTCTGGTACAAGTGGTACTAGTGGTAGTAGTGGTACATCGGGTACTTCGGGAACTTCTGGTACATCTGGAACATCAGGCACAAGTGGTAGTGATGGTTCGTCTGGTACAAGTGGTACAAGCGGAACTTCTGGTACAAGCGGCGTTGGTACTGATGGTACATCTGGTACTTCAGGAACTTCTGGAGAAAGTGGTTCATCTGGAACTTCAGGTACATCTGGTACAAGTGGTACAAATGGTAGTGCTGGTTCAAGTGGTACAAGTGGTGTTGGTACTGATGGTACATCAGGAACTTCTGGAACTTCTGGAGAAAGTGGTTCATCAGGAACTTCTGGAGCAAGTGGTACATCGGGAACTTCAGGTACAAATGGTTCAGCTGGTACATCCGGTACAAATGGTTCAGATGGAACTTCTGGAACATCAGGAACTTCTGGTAGTGATGGAACAAGCGGTACAAGCGGCACAAGTGGTAGTGATGGAACTTCTGGAACATCTGGAAGTGGTGGTACAAGTGGTACATCAGGAACATCTGGATTAGATGGAACTTTCTTTGGTAGTAGTGGTACTTCTGGTACAAGCGGTACAAGTGGCACATCAGGAACTTCAGGAACTTCTGGAGAAAATGGTTCATCAGGAACTTCTGGTTTAAACGGAACATTCTTTGGTAGTAGTGGTACAAGCGGCGTAAGTGGTTCTGATGGTACATCGGGAACATCAGGAACTTCTGGGGAAAATGGCTCATCAGGAACTTCTGGAGAAAATGGTTCTTCTGGAACTTCTGGATTAAATGGTACATTCTTTGGTAGTAGCGGTACTTCTGGAACATCGGGAGAAAGTGGAAGTAGTGGAACGAGTGGAATAAATGGTACGGATGGTACTAGCGGAACTTCAGGAACTTCTGGATTAAACGGAACTTTCTTTGGTTCTTCAGGAACTTCTGGTATAAATGGTACTGATGGTACGTCTGGTACAAGTGGTACAAGTGGTACATCGGGAATAAATGGTACTGATGGTACTTCAGGAACTTCTGGATTGAATGGTACAATGTTTGGAAGTAGTGGTACTTCTGGAATAAGTGGTACTTCAGGTACTTCTGGAGAAAGTGGTTCTTCTGGAACTTCTGGAACTTCAGGAACTTCTGGTTTAAATGGTACAATGTTTGGAAGTAGTGGAACATCTGGTTTTGATGGTACTTCTGGTACAAGCGGAGCTGGTACATCTGGAACTTCTGGAGAAAGTGGTTCATCGGGAACTTCTGGTTTAAATGGTACAATGTTCGGAAGTAGTGGTACTTCTGGAGAAAGTGGTTCATCGGGAACTTCTGGTTTAAATGGCACGGATGGTTCATCAGGAACTTCTGGTACATCGGGAACATCAGGAACTTCTGGATTAAATGGAACTTTCTTTGGAAGTAGTGGTACAAGTGGTACTTCAGGAGTAAGTGGAAGTAGTGGAACATCAGGAACTTCTGGAACATCAGGAACATCAGGAACTTCTGGATTAAATGGTACAATGTTTGGAAGTAGTGGTACTTCTGGAACATCGGGTACTTCCGGAGTAAGTGGTACATCGGGCACATCTGGTATTTCTGGGACAGCAGGAACTTCTGGATTGAATGGTACTATGTTTGGTAGTAGTGGTACAAGCGGCACATCAGGAACTTCTGGAGTATCTGGTTCTGCTGGTACATCGGGAACTTCTGGTACATCAGGAACTTCTGGATTAAATGGTACAATGTTCGGTTCATCAGGAACTTCTGGAATAAGTGGTACGGCTGGAACATCGGGAACGTCTGGATTAGGAACTTCTGGAACTTCTGGTACATCAGGAACTTCTGGTGTTAATGGTACATTCTTTGGTAGCAGTGGTACGAGTGGTATTAATGGTGAGACTGGCGCTTCCGGTTCTTCTGGTACATCAGGTACAAACGCTCCGGGATTTTCATCTGGTACTTCTGGTAGTGGTGGTGCAAATGGTACTTCTGGATTAAATGGTACATTCTTTGGTTCATCTGGGACTAGTGGTGCAAATGGTACATCGGGTACTAATTCACCGGCATTTTCATCTGGAACTTCTGGTACAAATGGATTTTCTTTGGTTGGAACAACCAATGATGGATTATTAACTTACACAAATGCACCCGTTGGTGCAACTGTTGAAAGTAATATAACATTTGATGGTACGAATTTAGCAGTAGTAGGTAACGTAATATCAACAACATATAGAGAAACATTTAATGATTTAGGAACTGGTGGAAGTGCAACATTGGATTTATCAACAGCAAACAACTTTAGAAGACAATTTAACGGAACTGCAACAATAACAATAACAAACGCACCTAATTCTCCAATTGGATTTGGATTTACATTAGTAACCGTAAATGCCGGAGCATATGCAATTACTTGGCCTGCTAGTGTTGATTGGGTTGGTGGAAGTGCGCCAATACTTACTTCTTCTGGAACTGATGTTTTAGTATTCTACACTTATAATGGTGGAACATCTTACTATGGATTTGTAACAGGTAAAAACTTAAGTTAATAATTATAGTTATGGGAATATTTAGAAGACTAGTAGAATCAGAATCATCGGCAGTTTTTCCGTTTGTATTTAGAATAACAACGACTACGGCTAATACTGTATTTACAACTCCTTTAGTAGATTATGGTGGTTTAACTCCTAATTTAACGATTAGCTGGGGAGATTCTACATCATCACCACTAATAACATCATCAAATTCAGTAGATAGAATACATACCTTTGTAACAGCCGGAACTTATACAATTACTATAAATGGATTTATGCCAGGTTTTCGTGTCGATAATAATGCTGGTATTAGAACTCTTGTTACGGAATTAGTACAATGGGGAATTGTTGGATTAAGAACTATAAATTTTTATGGATGTACTAATTTGACAGCAATACCTGGAAGTGCTTCATTGAGTGGTGTGGGTGGGTATACTGGTTTAGCAGAGGTAGTTTCTTTTGCCTCTTTTATGAGAGGTACTAGAATAACAGCAATTCCTGAGGATGTATTTGATTATTCACCAAACGCAACAACATTTACGGATAGTTTTTCTGGTATAACAACTATAACAACCGTACCAACTGGATTATTTGATAATGTAACTTTAGCAACAACATTTGCATCTTGCTTTTTTGCTTGTACTGGATTAACATCAGTACCTTCTACATTATTTGATACTAATACTTTAGTAGTAAACTTTTCATCAACTTTTAGAAATTGTAGAGCATTAACAAATGTATTACAATTTACATTTAATACAAACGTAACTATTTTTAATAATATTTATAATATGAGTTCAACTGTAAATTCATTAACGGGAACTGCACCTGAATTGTGGTTAAGAACTCCAACTCCATCTGGAACTGATGCATTCAACAATTGTACTGGTTTATCAAATTTTGCATCAATACCTGTAAACTTTAAATAATATGTATTTACGAATTATAGATGAAACAATAAACTATCCTTATAGTATTCCTCAATTAAGAGCAGCATTTCCAAATGTAAGCTTACCTAGCGAATTAACTGATACATCATTGATAGAGTGGGATATGTATGTAGTTACTCCAACTCCAATGCCAACCGATTACACAAAAAATATCACCGAAGGAACGCCTGTTTTAACTGATGGTGTATATTATCAAAATTGGATTCAAACCAATGCATCTCAAACTGAAATAGATTATAGATTAGAAAATCAATGGTTTATTGTTAGAGAAACTCGAAATGAATTATTGGTAGAGTGTGATTGGACACAATTAGCAGATGTATCAGCTGAAACAAAAGCAATTTGGTCTGAATACAGACAATCTTTAAGAGATATTACATCTCAACCCAATCCATTTAGTATAACTTGGCCTGTGAAACCTTAAAAGGAAAATTATTTATATTTATACACATAACACAAAAGTATATAGATATAGATGGTAATACATAGTCCAATATTTTCAGGTTCAATTATTCAAGCTTCAAATGCATACGCAAATTTAAGCGGTTCATTTACTGGTTCATTTACTGGTTCATTTAAAGGAACTATTGATGTATCTCAAGCATCTTTTGATTTTCTTAATATAAATCAAAGATTATCTGTTACTGGTTCTCAAATAATTACTGGTTCTATTAGATTAACACAAGGTGGTTATTTAGTAGATGGTGTGGACGTATTAGATTCGGCAATAGCCTTTGCAATAGCATTAGGATAAAAATAAAACAAAATGGCAAATACATTTAAAAATAGTATAACAAGTTCAATCGGAATAACAGGCGTAAAAGTATATGAAGCTCCGGCAGGAACAGCAGCAACTGTAATTGGTGTCAATGTAGCAAATACATCAACTCAAAATATTTCTGTAAGTGTAATGCTTAGAGACAATGGTGGAAACAAATGCGTATTTTTGGTAAAGAATGCTTTAATTGTACAAGGTAGTTCAAATGTTATGGTAGGTGGAGACCAAAAAGTTGTATTAGAAGCAACAGACTTTATTTCAGTTACATCATCGTTAGCAGCTTCGGCAGATGTAATTGTTTCAGTATTAGAATTGACATAATAAAAAGATATATTAAATGGCGTTTAACGGTAATAATCCAAATGGTTTAAATCAGACTAGTGTAAATAGTGTATCACTTTTTGTAAGTGGTTCTCCTATTTTAAATGCCTCATCTGAATCTGTTAATATTGTAGGAAATTTTAGTTCTTCTGCAGTACAAACAAATGTAATTGGAGTAATTGGTACATCACCACTTCAAATAAAAGCAAATACCCAAATTAGTGGCTCTTTTAATATTTCATCATCAATATCAGCATCTTTGTTTAGAGGAGATGGTAGTGGATTGTTTAATATATCAGCTACATCAATTGGTGATTTGGATAGATTAAAATCAGGTTCAGCAACGGCAATAATTTCTCCAAATAAAGGTTTAGTAGTTAATACTGATTTAACAGTAGCTGGTACAATAAATGCAACTGAATTAAAAGTAACTTATATATCATCATCAATAATCTACGCAAGTGGTTCATCAAAATTTGGTGATGCTCAAACTGATAAGCAGGAATTTACTGGAAGTGTTGGGATTACTGGTTCATTAACATTTGGTGTTGGTTCTTTACCGCAAGATGGTAGTACAAATGAAGTTTTAGTTTATAATACAACAACTGGTAGAGTTGGTGTAAAAACAGCAGCAGCAACATCAGGAACATCTGGTACTTCTGGAACATCGGGAACATCAGGAACATCTGGTTCATCTGGTACATCGGGTTCATCAGGAACTTCTGGTTCTCAGGGTTCGTCTGGAACTTCTGGAACATCAGGAACTTCTGGAACATCAGGAACTTCTGGTTCAACTGGTTCGGCTGGCACATCAGGAACTTCTGGAACATCAGGAACTTCTGGAACATCAGGAACTTCTGGTACAAGCGGTAGTAGTGGTACAAGTGGTACATCAGGAACTTCTGGAACATCGGGCTCAACCGGTAGTAGTGGTACAACGGGTTCGGCAGGAACTTCTGGAACATCAGGAACTTCTGGAACATCAGGAACTTCTGGTACAAGCGGTACATCTGGACTAAGTGGTAGTAGTGGAACAAGCGGTACGAGTGGTTCATCGGGAATAAGTGGTACAAATGGTACGGGTGGTACAACTGGTACAGCTGGTACATCGGGAACCTCTGGAAGAAGTGGTAGTAGTGGTACTTCGGGAACTTCTGGAACTGCAGGAAGTGGTGGTATAACTGGTGGTGGCGGTTCAAATGGAACATCAGGAACTTCTGGTAGTAGTGGGACAAGCGGTACAAGTGGAACGAATGGAACGGCTGGTAGTGGAGGTTCATCGGGAACTTCAGGTATAACTGGAGCCGGTGGAGGAAGTGGTTCATCGGGAACTTCGGGAACAAGTGGAAGTAGAGGTACATCAGGAACTTCTGGTTCATCAGGAACTTCTGGTTCATCTGGAACTTCTGGAATAAGTGGTAGTGGGGGTTCATCGGGAACTTCAGGAACTTCGGGAACAAGTGGAAGTAGAGGTACATCAGGAACTTCTGGAGCACAAGGTTCATCGGGTTCAGCAGGAACATCTGGAACTTCTGGAGCACAAGGTTCTTCTGGTTCAGCAGGAACATCAGGAACTTCTGGTACATCTGGAATTTCAGGTTCGGCAGGTACATCGGGAACATCTGGAACTTCTGGAGCACAAGGTTCTTCTGGTTCAGCAGGAACATCTGGAACTTCTGGAGCACAAGGTTCTTCTGGTTCAGCAGGAACTTCTGGTACAAGTGGTAGTAGAGGCACTTCAGGAACTTCTGGTATAAGTGGTAGTAGTGGGACTAGTGGTAGTAGTGGGGTGAGTGGTTCGGCTGGAACTTCAGGAACTTCTGGTACAAGTGGTTCGGCTGGAACTTCTGGTACAAGTGGTAGTAGAGGTACTTCAGGAACTTCTGGTACAAGTGGCTCATCGGGAACTTCTGGAGTAAGTGGTTCTGCTGGTACAAGCGGTAGTAGTGGTACTTCTGGAACTTCTGGAACTTCTGGAAGTAGTGGTACTTCTGGTTCTTCTGGAACTTCTGGAAGTAGTGGAACATCAGGTACGCGTGGTACATCTGGTACATCTGGATTATTAGCATTAACTGGTACAACTGATAATGGTGTAATCACACTAAATGGTTCAGCTCCTAACGGAACTGTTGAAGCAAATTTAAGATTCGATGGTACTACATTAGCAGTAACTGGTAACGCTACAATTAGTGGTGACCTTACTGTAAGTGGTACAACAACATATATTAATACAACAACATTAAATGTAGGTGATAATATCATTACACTTAACGCAGATATTGGAGCATCAACTACACCAACTGAAAATGCTGGTATAGAAGTTAAGAGAGGCAATGCAGCAACAAAACAATTTTATTGGGATGAAGGTAGTGATAGATGGTATCACGACGATAACACATACATAGCTGGTAATTTAGTTCTTAGTGGAACTGTTGATAGTGGACAAGGAGCAACTGAAGTTCATTTAATGAACCAAAATGTTCGTACAACTGATTCACCATCATTCAATAGAATAACATCAACTGTAGCAACTGGTACATCACCATTAGCAGTATCATCTACAACTTTAGTTAGTAACTTAAACTCTGATTATTTAGGTGGACAACAAAATTCATTATTCTTTAGAAATTTAAGTGGAGGTACTGGTACTAGTATTGATACTTATGTTGATAATGGATTTAGAACCTTAAGTTATACAGGATATAGTTCTGGATTGTGGTCTACTAATATGGGTGGTTCTACTGGAACAGTTCAAATGGAGTTTGAATATAATACTCCTGTTAGAGGATTCAAAATAAGAAATAGAACGGATAATACATCTTGGTCATCGGTTGGATGGGTAACTATGACAACTGCAAATCAAGGACATATTGCTGGAACAATTTGGCATAGTGCAAATGATGGAACTGGTACTGGATTGGATGCGGATTTATGGGACGGTTACCAATTCTCAGATTATTTAAACCAACCGGTTAGAACAACTGATAACGTAACACATAATAGACTAACATTAGGAGTTGCAACTGGTACATCTCCATTGGTAGTTTCATCAACTACATTAGTATCAAGCCTCAATTCAGATTTATTGGATGGGCAAGAAGGTACTTATTATGACCAAAGACAATATACAAGAGCAGATAACTATTTAGGTGGTTACTATGTGAGTGGTGGTAGTGAAAAACCAAACAACGCTATATTTGGAGCTGGTAAGTTTAAAGTAGCAATGCTATCCAGTGGTAATTTAGGATTTAGTGGTCCTTGGAGTGATGTGTTATGGACAAGTACATATAGTGGTGGTGATGTTAAGAGTAGTTTCGCTATTGTAAGTGACAAATACTCAGAAAATGTTTTCTTCGCAAAACAAGCATTTGATTCGGCAAATTGGGGAAGTGGTAGATTAGTTCTTACTGATTTCAATTCTCCATATGCATATTATATGAATCAGTATGTTCGTACAACCGATTCTCCTACTTTTAATGATTTAACAGTAACAGGTAGAGCTGTAATTGGTGGTAACTTTAGTAATCAGGCATATAGTTCAGTAGGTTCTACTAGATTACATTTTGGTGGTGGTGACTCTGATGCAAATAGCAATTACTACATCGGTACAAACTTAGAAAATTTTGGTGGTAACTATACTAAATTGGATTTAAGATGGCACACTGGTATTCGTATGGGTGCACAGCCTGGATATGGTGGTGTTCGTTTCTATAATAATGAAGATTTAGATGCAGTTATTTTATCAGTTGGTACTAGTGATGCAAACGTTAAAGTAACAAATAGCTTAATAGCTGGAAGTACTGGTACTCCTCAAGCTACTATACAAGCGGTTGGTAATTTAAGATGGTCTTCTGGTGGTAACTCATATTACACTTATAGTGATATGGATAGTGGAGGTCTTTATATAGAGACTGTAGATAATGGCACCAGCCGTGCAAAAATGAGATTCCAAACTAGACCTTCAAACTCTGGAGCATATACAACATATCAAATTGATTCTAATAATAACGCTCATTATTGGAGTATTAATGGAACAAATTATTTAACATTAGATACTGGTAATTTGAATGTAAATAATGCCGGTTTAATTGTAAATGGTTTAGCAAGATTCAATAGTAGTGGCGCTCCGTTTATGAGATGGCATAATACATCTGCATCTGGATATATGTTATTGGGAATGTATGATGATAATAGTACTCAAAGAGTTTGGTTTGGTATGGGTGGTAGAACACAATCTTTTGGTTCTTATGCAGCATATTCTACTGATGGATTATCTATGAATTTAGATGGAGCTGGCGCAATCAATATATCAAATAGAGGTTCATCAAAAAGAATCAATTTAAATACTGGTACTGAAGGTGCATCGAATTTTACTACATTAAGAATGGTAAATCAGGAAGTATATGTAACGCCTGATTCGGTAAATGGTAATTTACGTTCACCACTATATTATGTTTCGGATGATACAACTTATTTATGGAATAGTAATAGAATAGTAGTAAACCAAGTAACATTCCCTTATAGAGAATGGGATTATAGTTGGGGAGCTCATGGTACTGGTAGTGGTACTCAATCAATGTCCTTTAGAATGTGGGATAGTTACACTCAAAGTGGAGCACCTTCATCTTATGGTACATTAATTGAATATTATGGATTAGGTGGGCATCAACATGACCAATACTATTTCTATCAGGGTGAAATTCTTCATAGATACGGATGGTATGGTACTACGAACTGGCAAAGTGGGTGGAGAGCAATGTTGCATGCTGGAAACTATTCTGGATACGCAATTCCTATTAGTGGTGGTATAAATATGACTGGTTCTTATGGTTTAAATGACCAAAGATTATATCTAAGAACTAACGGAGATACCAATCACTTTATATGGAATGCGGATGATGATTGGGAAGAAATGAGATACTATTTTGGAACTGGATTTAGAGTTCAAAGTAGTAATGGTGTAACATCGGCAACATTTACAAATAGTGGTATTAACGCCGTTAATATGACCATTGGTGGCGCACAAGTTTGGTATAATAGTGGTGGTTGGTTAGGTGATTTAGCATCTTATGGATTTACTAGAGCTTGGGGACATGCTATGTCTGGGGGTTCTGAATTTGTAATCCTATATAAAGGTGGACAAGGATATACATTAGTTGATGGCTCTTATTACGCTTACGAAGCAGGTGGATTCTATTCATCAAATAACTCAGCAGGAAACACATTATTAGGATTTAATGCAGATAGTACATCTTCTGTTAGATTTAATTCGGCAGTTAGAATTGGTACAAACAATAACCTTTACTTAGATTACAACTACGGACAATCTGTTGTAGGTGTTTATACATCTACTAGATATCAGGGTGTATTTGCAATGAGTGATTCATATAAATTGGCAATTGATGGAAGTAGTCCTGGTAACTTATATGGTTTAGCTTGGTCACATCCAAACGCTGGAGGACAAGCTGGATTTTTAAATGACCACGGATTATTAGTAATGAACTATGGTACTACATTCGCAGCAATTTCTTCTAGAATTTGGGCAAGAGACCAAATGAACGCACCAATTTATTACGATAGAGATACTGGATATTATGGTGATTTTAATAGTGAGACCAACTGGCAAGGTTTGACCAATTATGGTAAAATGAGAATTGGTTTAACTGCAAAGGGTAACTTTAGAAGAAATGATTATACTGGAGATACTAACTATTGGGTAGGTTCAATGGGATGGGGTACAACGGACCTTATCTCTGTATTTACTTGGGGTAGTGGATTCTTTGATACATGGAGTAATCCGGCTAACCAACCTGCTGGTACATCTCACTGGACTGGAGTTCAGGCACTTCACTATGTAAGTTCATATAATAGTGGATATGGGTGGCAATTAGTTGGTGGACCTATTGAAGGTGCATGGTGGACATCTTATTGGAGTTCAAAGCGTGCTTGGTATAAGTTAGCAATGTACGGATTGAATGAAGTTGGTGTTGGTTCACTATATTCTACAATTATGTACGATGCCAATGACACATCTCGATATGTAGACCCTAATGGATATAGTTATTTTACAAACACTGGTTTAGTATTAGAAGTTGTAAAACTTGGAACAGGTCCTAATAGTAGAGCATTTATGGCAGCAAACAACCAGGGTGATAACTCTTGGGGTATTGTTGGTGAATTTAGAGTAAATGGTGGACCTGGAGGTGATAGACCTTCTATCTTATTCTCAAGCGGATTTAATAGTAATACATGGTCTTGTGGATATGGATATGCAGATGATTCTTATTTTAGAATCAATCACGACCACGGACATAGAAACCAAAGTTGGGGTACTACCGACTTCTATATTGATAGAGGTGGTAACTCATATTCAAATGGTAGTTCTAGAGCACCAATATTCTATGACCAAAACAATACGGCATATTATACTGACCCTACTGGATATTCTCAAATGAGTTCTGGTGAATTCAACAACTATATGAGAGCAGCTCGTATAGATTTCATTGGTACTGGTGGTAACTCTGGACAAGGTACAAATGCATACTCTATCTTCCAAGAAGGTGGTGGATGGGGTTATCCTTATCCGGATTTAAGAATTGCATATCATACTGGTATTAAATTGGGAGGAAATGCTGGTTCTTATGAAGGAACTAGAGTTTATTCTGATTACGATATGAGTGATTTGTGTATCCAATTGGCAGGTTCATCAAACTATTCATTTAAGTATAAATGGATGTGGACCAATGACACGGGATATTACGCCAGTCAAAACGGAGCTCACTGGTATCCAAACAACATCACATATGGTGCTTGGAGAATGAATGGTAATAGAAATGGATGGTATGGACACGTAATCGATTCAGCATATTTACCTCACTATATGTGGGAGAGTGGTAATGGTGGAATATATTTACAAGACGCTGGAAGATGGGTATTGTATCATTCGTTAGGAAATAACTGTACGGGATTTTGTACATCTTCAACATCTGGAGCATATGGTATATATGTAGCTAAAGGTATTTATTCTGAAGGTAATATAGTAGCTTATTCTGATAGACGAGCAAAAGAAAATATTATAACTGTTGATAATGCTTTAGATAAAGTATCACAAATGAGAGGTGTATTTTATAGTAGAATTAATGATGAAACCAAAAAAAGAAATATAGGGGTAATTGCACAAGAAGTAGAAAAAATATTACCTGAGGTAGTAACATACGCAGCTGATGTGGATGAGTATGGTGTTTCATATGGTAATTTTGCTGGTTTATTTATTGAAGCAATAAAAGAACAAAATGAAATTATAAAAAAACAATCAGCTGAAATTAAAGAATTGAAAGAAATTTTAAATAATTTAATACTTAATATTAAAGGATAATAATATGGCACTAATTAGAGATTACGAATTACCAGGAACTGGATTGACTGTACCAAATGCATATCACGTTGTTACAAATATAAAAGTTGAAAAAAGAATGGCAGATTTTAAGCCACCTGTTGACCTATCTAGACCCGATGGTTTAACGCCAATGAATAGAAGCGCAGGTACGGAAGTATATTGGTCTGCTGGATATACTGGAGAAGTGGCAGTAACTATTTGGGTAAATAAAGCTGCAAGGGATGCCAATGCAAACCCAATTGGATTTATAGGAACTAACCCATCTGATAATAAACATGGTGTTAGTATTGGTACTGCTGGTATGGACCATAAGTGCGTATTTTTTATAGACCAATCATCAACATTGGACCATATGGCACAAGCATATAGACATTTATTAACTACCGATTATTATAGTGGTTCATTGGAAGTTTAAAATCAATATATTTATATAATATAAAATAAAAAATTATGGGATTAACATACGATTGGAAATTAATAGGACTTAAAAAACAAAACACAGAAAATTTATCTGATGTAATTGTTGGTACTAATTGGAGATTAACAGGTACCGATGAAGATGGTAATAGCGGTATATTCAATGGAGCAACTCCTTTTGAAATACAAGACCTTAATGGTGATGGTTTTGTTGATTATAGAGATTTGACAGAAGAATTAGTATTGGGTTGGATACAAAACCATGTAAGTGGTTCATCTCCATCGAACTATATGAATCATATAAATCAACAAATACAAAAACAAATTAATACTGTAAAATTTGCAACAATAGATGTAAATGAAATTGATTTACCTTGGTCACCAACATCTGGTAGTGCTACACCAACCCCACCAGAGGTTGCACCAACAACTTAATAATATTTAAAGATTTTTATTGTAATATGTTCAAAGCACTTATTTATAAACAAATTTGTGTTTTGAACATTTTCTTTATATTTATATAGGTAATTACATGGGATTTTCTTAATTACAAACTTAAAATACAAATTGGAGAAATAAAATGGCAGAAAGAATCGTATCACCGGGAGTTTTCACAAGAGAAAATGACCTTTCATTCTTAGCACAAGGTGTAGGAGAAATCGGAGCAGCATTTATAGGACCTTTTAAGCAAGGACCTGCATTCGTACCTACTATTGTGAGAACCCAATCAGAGTTCGAAGATATCTTCGGTACTCCTGATGGAACTTATTATACTGAATATGCAGTACAAAACTATTTAAGAGAAGCTGGACAAGCAACAATCGTAAGAGTTGCTGGTATTGGTGGATATCAACAATTAGCACCTTTGGCAATATTTGCATCTGGTTCTAATAGAGATACCCAAGCTAAATTAGTTGGAGTATTACATTCAACATATACTGGTAACGAAGGTGTTGGTTTTCCATCAACAACTTTAGTACAAAATGATGCTAGTATTGGTTCGTTTGTACTTTCTAGTTCAGCAGTAACTTTTAATGTATCTGCATCTATTTTACCAACAGATACTAATGATTTAGCAGATGTATTTGGTGAATCTCCATATGGTTCAAAAACAGCATACGCTTACAAATACTTTGAAAACATTGCACAATTTTACACTGGTTCATCTAATGTAATTGGTAATAAGACAGTTTTAACTGTAGCTCAATTACCAACACAAGAATTCGGTGATGCAAAAGAAGCTGAAACTCCAATTGTTCAATCACAATTAATTAGTGGTGAAAGATATAATCTATTCCAATTTAAAACTATTGGACATGGTACATTATATAATACTAAATTTAAAGTTGGTATTTCTAATGTAAAAGCAGCTGGTGAAGATGGAGCAACTGATTATTCTACATTTACTGTAACAATTCGTTCATATAGTGATACTGATAAGAGAAAGAGTGTTGTTGAAACATTTAACAATGTAAACTTAGACCCTGCTTCTCCAAACTATATCGCTAGAAGAATTGGTGATAGATATTTCACAATTGATTCTAATGGTAAAATTACTGAATATGGTGATTATACTTCAAAATCAAAATATGTAAGAGTTGTAGTTCAGGATTCAAACGCTAATATTTTAGGACCTGGTTCTTATCCAATATCAGCAGCACCATTCGGACACGAAGCATACACTAACCCTGTTTATTTAGGTAGTACTGAAAGTAGAGTACCTGCAGTGGTTTACCAAACTGGTTCAGCAAACAACACATCATCATCTCCTGTATATTATGCTGGTTTTGATTTTGAAACTGCTGGTGTAAAAAATGATAACGCTCAGTACTTAGCACCAATACCTGCATCAGCAGTTGCTGGGGCAAACAAAGCATTCGCATTTGATGGTGAGCAAGGGTTATCATATGTAATGACCGGTTCAGCATCAACTGATATGGTTAAGAGACAATTTATATTAGGATTCCAATTCGGATTTGATGGTACTAACCCAACTGTAAAAATAGCTAAAGCTGGTGATACTGATTGGGGAAATGCAAATCAGCAAGGATTCAATTGCGCAACTTCAACAGCATCTGGTTCGGTAGCATATACAAAAGCAATCAACGCTGTATCTAATCCTGATGAGTATGATATCAATATGGTAGTAACTCCTGGTATTGTAAGACAATTACATCCGGCTATTACTTCTAAAGTAATTGATATGGTTGAAGATAGACAAGATTGTTTCTACATCGCTGATTTCAACGATTATGATGATACAATTACTGAAGCAACTGAGCAAGCAAATTCAGTAGATTCAAACTATGTAGCAACTTACTATCCTTGGGTTAAAACAATTGATAGTAACACAAATAAATTAACAACTGTACCACCATCAGTATTGATGCCGGCTGTATTCGCTTCTAATGATAGATTAGCAGCTGAATGGTTCGCACCTGCTGGTTTAAATAGAGGTGGTATCACTGGAGCAGTTAGTGTATTAAATAGATTAACGCACGCTGAAAGAGATACTCTTTATGAGAACAAAGTAAACCCAATCGCAGCATTTCCTGGACAAGGTATTGTAGCATTCGGACAGAAGACATTGCAAGATAAGGCATCTGCTTTAGATAGAATCAATGTTAGAAGATTACTTATCACTCTTAAGAAGTTCATCGCTTCAACATCTCGTTTCTTAGTGTTCGAACAAAACACATCTACGACTAGAAATAGATTCTTAAATACTGTTAATCCTTATTTAGAGTCTGTACAACAAAGACAAGGTCTTTACACATTCAAAGTTGTAATGGATGAAAGTAACAACACACCTGATGTGATTGATAGAAACATATTAGCAGGACAAATTTTCTTACAACCGGCTAAGACAGCTGAATTCATCGTAATTGATTTCAACATCTTACCAACTGGAGCAAGTTTCACAGCATAATATGAAAATAAACAAAGTAGATATTTATTAATATAATAAAAAGGAATAAAAATGGCAGAAATATTAGAGTTTGATAAGATGTTCTATACGAACTTCGAACCGAAGATGAAAAATAGATATGTGATGGAGATTGAAAATATCCCTTCATATCTTGTAAAGGCAGCAAATAGACCTTCAATTCAATTTGAACCTATTGTAATGGACCACATCAACGTTAAGAGAAAGTTGAAAGGTAAGGGAGATTGGCAAGATGTGACTATCACTTTGTATGACCCAATTGTTCCTTCAGCAGCTCAGGCGGTAATGGACTGGATTCGTTTAGGACATGAATCAATAACTGGTAGAGATGGATACGCTGACTTCTATAAGAAAGATATCACATTCTATCTATTAGGACCTGTTGGTGATAAGATTGAACAATGGACTTTAAAAGGTGCATTTATCTCTCAGGCTAACTTTGGTGACTTAGCATTTGATTCTAATGAACCTGCAACAATAGAATTAACATTAACTTACGATTACGCAATCTTAGAATTCTAATCAAAAGTATATAAAATTAAGGGGATTTCAAAAGAATCCCCTTTTTTGTGCTTTCTATTTTTTTAAAAACTATGTATTTATATATACAAACTTAAAATAACAAAGTTATGAGCGAAAAACAATATGATTTTCCAACGGAGGTATTAGACCTTCCATCTCAAGGTAAAGTATATCCAAAAGATAATCCATTATCATCTGGCAGAATTACTATAAAGTACATGACTGCAAAAGAAGAAGATATTCTATCAAATCAAAATCTTATCAAAAAAGGTATTGTTTTGGATAAATTATTTGAATCTATTATCGTTGATGGTGTAAACCCAAATGATATTATATTGGGTGACAAAAACGCTATTATATTAGCAACAAGATTATTAGGATATGGTCCTGATTATGTATTTAATTTCTATTCTTCTAAATTAGGACAATCAATACAAGCAACGGTTGATTTGGGTAAAGTTAAAACAAAAGAAGTAGACTTTTCAATGTTCAATAATAAAAATGAATTTGAATTTAAATTACCAAGCAACGGAACTAAGATTACATTTAAATTACTTACACACGCAGATGAAACGGCTATTGAAAGAGATATTACCGCATTGGAAAAACTTGGTAAAGATGTATCTGCATCAATCACAACTCGTTTAAGATATATGATTAAATCAGTTGATGGTGATAACGCTATTGGTACTATTAATAAATTTGTTAATGGTATGTTAGCTAGAGATAGTAGAGCATTTAGAGAATATATAAAAACAATATCACCTGATTTGGATATGAAGTTTGAATATACCCACGAAGATGGTGAGGTGGAGGAGGCGCCTATCTCGATGGGGGTAGGGTTTTTTTGGCCTGGCTCCGAATCATAGTATTATGGTCCATACCCAAATATTTGATATGGTTCAATATGGGAATGGATTTACTATAATGGAAATGTATAAAATGCCAACTTATCTTAGAAATTTTTACTATAATAAGTTGGTAGATGCAAAGAAAAAAGAATCAGAAGAAGTTCAGAAAACAAATAAATCATCAAATTCTAAAGTTAGGATACGCCGATAATCATTGGTAATCCTAACTTTTTTATTTATGGGATATTTATAGATGTTAAATTGTATATACTATGAAAAGATATAAAATATCAGAATCAAAATTAAATGAGTTTTGGGGATTATTTGGTAAGAAAAAACCTGAAACTATGCAGCAAATTATTGATGATGACCCAATATTAAAAAAATTAGATGCTGAATTAGCAGATATTAATCAATCATATGTTCCTAGACTTAGACAAATGAAAAAAGAAGACCCAAGATTGTTTAAAAAAATGCAAGATATGGGGATTATAGGAAAAGATTTTAAGTAATACTATAAATGGCAATAAAACCACTTACACCAGCTGAACAATCAGAATTAAATCGTTTGTTAGAAGAAAACGCTCAGATATCTGAACGTATTCGTATTATAAACGAAAAAATTGCTACTGCCGTAGGTTCTGAAAAACAGCAGTTGGAAGATATGATGGAGCAGGAAAAAATAAGATTAAAGCTCCAAAAAGAATCTGCAATTCAATATCAAAAAAGAAAGGAATATTTAGATTACGAAGAAGATGCATTGGAATCAATTGCATCGTTAAGTAAGGCCACTAAAAAAATTATAGATGGTAAGTTTACTACTGAAAGTTCATTAGCTTCTGTTACTCAACGAGTAATTAAAATGAAGCAAGCTGAGGTAAACTTGGATGGCGCTGCTTTAGAAAAATCAATAGCAAGGAGAGAAACATTAGAAGGGTTGCAAAAAGCTGTAATCGAACAAGCACAATCATTAGCACATCACAGCGGAGAGCATATTGCTCATGAGGAAAAAATAGAACAATTTGAGAGAAGTATATCTCATTTAACTACAAAACAAAAAGAAGAAGCTAGGCAATTATATAAAATAAAAGAGGCTTTAGAGAAAAAAGAAGAAAGAATTGCTGAATTGCATGAACAACAACATCAATTAATGCATCATTTGCCGGGGTTTATGAGTGAAGCTTTGGATTTTTCTAAAGGATTAATTAAAGCTATTACAAAATTAGGACCTTTGGCATTAGTATTTGCTGCAGCTGGGGCAGCATTACATTCGTTTATTGCATTAGACCAAGCTGCAGAAGATTTTAGAAAAGAAACTGGATTAACACTATCACAAACAAAAGAACTAGCACATCAAGCGCATCATATTGAGATGTATTATAGAGATGCTGGTATTGAGTTGAAGGATGTGTTTGATACAATGTCAGCATTAAAAACATCATTTAGTGATGTAGCACAATTTTCGGAAGAAACTGTAGCTGCATTAACTTTAATGAAAACCAATTTTGGTGTTACCGCTGAACACGCAGCTAATGTACAAAGTATATTTGAAAGTGTGGGTGGATTGAGTTCCGATACAGCTGCAAATGTTCAATTGCAAGTTGCTAATATGGCTAAGATGTCTGGAATAGCTCCTGATAAAATATTTAAAGATATTGCAGAAAATGCGGAAGCAGCATCAACATTTTTTAAAGGTGATTTGAATGCATTAACAAAAAATGCAGTACAAGCACAAAGAATGGGTACTTCTTTAAAACAACAAGTATCTTTAGCAGAAAAATTATTAGATTTTGAAAATGGTATAGAGGAAGAATTGGTAGCAGCAACATTTGTTGGGGGTGAATTTAATTTAAGTAGAGCAAGAGCATTGGCAATGGAAGGTAAACTTGCTGAAGCTAATGCAGAAACGTTATCACAATTACAAAGAAGTGGTGACTTCCGTAAAAAAGATTACTTCACACAACAACAATTAGCTAAAGCAGCTGGTATGAGTGTGGAAGAAATTAATAAGCAATTAAACGCACAAGAAAAATTAAACTCATTATCAGCTGAAGACCAAAAAATGGCACAAGAAGCTATTGATAAAGGATTAGATATAACTAATATAGATAAAGAACAATTAGGACTTGAAGTAAAGAAATTTGCAGCACAGCAAGAACAGCAAGGGCAATTGACTAGAATGCAAAACGCATTTATGGGTATTGTTGCTACTGTTGGTGGCGTACTATCTCCACTATTAGAAGGGGTAGCAAGTATAATGAATTTAATACTATTACCAATAAACGCAGCTGTTGAGGGATTGGCAAAAATGGCAGGATTCTTAAAAGAAAATTTGGATATAGCTGGTGTATTTTTAGGAGTATTAGGTGCAATATACGCACAGAAAATAGCAACTGTTGTTGTATCTCAATATGAAAATGCTATTATGATAGCTAAGCTGGCACTTACAAATAGGGCAGCATTAGCAGAGAAAAAAGGATTATTAGCTGGTGTAGCTAAAATGGCTATAAGTGCATATAACTCAATTGCAGCATTCATCCCTGTTATAGGTCCAATTTTAGGTGCGGTGGCAGCTGCTGGTGCATTGGCGTATGGATATAGTTTGGTTAGTAAAGCTGGAGACGTAATGTCACCTGCTGATGGTAAAACTAGAGTATCAACAAAAGAAGGTGGTTTATTTGAATTATCGCCAAACGATGATTTAGTAGCAGCACCTGGAGCAGCAAAAGCGATGCAAGGAGCAGCGGCTGGCGGAGGTACACCTCAAATTAATTTAGCAATTTTATCTGCACCATTAAATGCTATGATAGCTGAAATAAAAGGATTAAGAGCAGATATGGCTGCTGGTAAAATATCGGTACATATGGATGGAGCAAAAGTTACAGCAGGAGTATCAAATCAGGTTAATAAGAGTACACGAAATAACTTTGCAATAGCATAAAATATAAGTAAATGCCAACAATAGAAGAATTATTTAAAAGTAAAAAATTAGTTAGTGGGCAAACTGCTGAACAACAATATGATATTCGTAATACTGCTGATTTACGAAGAAATCCATATAATGTTTTAATGACTCCATCTTTTAGAATTGCTGAAATTGGTAGAAGAAATTTATCAATCCGAACAAGAGAAAGAAGATTAGAAGAAGAAGTAACTGGACTAAGAATATTAGCAACAACAACAAGCCCTTTTATATACGGAACTGATATAATTAAATTCACTACAAAAAGTAGAGGGATTGTGGATGATATGAAAAGTGGAGCTAAGGGTGTTAGTAATGGTGGTATATTAAGTACATTTTTAAATAAAGCAGAGAATTTAGGTAACAATATATTATCAAAATTAGGAGTTAAATTACCTGAACAATTAATACCAAGCCGTATTGCTCTTAATAAAGATTTTGGAACAATAGGTCCATTAGGTCCTGGTGCAAAGCCGGGCGGAGAGTATGCAACTATGATTAGATTACAAAAAATAAAATCAGCTGGTGCAGGAAATTTTTTAGGTAAAGTATTAGCCAATAACTTACAAGGAAGACCAAATGAAAATCAATTGATTGGTTCAGCTTTAGAAATTGGAAAAAAGGCGTTAAACAAATTATTATTGGGGTCACCATCGCAAGCAGCACAACTTAAAGCTAAATTGAGTGATACTGGTGAGACTGCAGGATACGCTAGTAATTATCCATATTCAAAAACTGTATTACCTTGGGTTGATGCGAGTACGATAGAAATTAGAGATGATTTATCTTCAAAGTATGTAACATTTCCACAAAAAGAAATAGGTCCAGATGTTGAATGGGGTAAATATATTAGACCAAATGTAATAAAAACACCAAAAACAAAATTTAGTAGAAATGAAATACAACGTAATAATAGTATTGAAAGAGTCAGAGCGATGTTTACAACATCAGATTACTTAAATAAACAGGTTTCATATCCATCAGCAACTGGGTTAAAAAATGATTTAATCAAAGATGCGGAAAAGCAATTAGATGATTATGATTTTGTAACTTTAAAATTTTGGTCTGTTGTTAAAAAAGCAGCTGTAAATTTTAGAGCAACTATAAGTGGATTATCTGAAACATTAACTCCTTCTTGGGATACTAACAAATTTATTGGAAATCCATTTAATTTTTATACATACAATGGTATTGAGAGGAGTCTAACATTTAGTTTTAAAGTATATTCTTTATCATATGATGAACATGTAGCAGCTTGGCAACGATTAAATTTTTTAACAAGTCTTACTTATCCACAAGGGTATTCACAAAATTCAGTATATGCACCTTTTATTAAATTTACATTAGGAGATATGTTTAGAAATAAAGAAGCATATATAGATTCATTAACATATACAATTGATGATAATTCACCTTGGGATATTGGTCTTGATGCTGAAACTAAAAATTGGAAATTGCCAAAAATTGTAAATGTTGATATTACGCTTAAATTAGTAGAAACAATTGGAAGTACATATCAAAAAAGATTATATGGATATGGTGATGTTCCTGCTAATGTTTCAATTAAGCAAGATAGTAACAAAGAATTAAATGCGGATGGTTCTCCTAAAAAGAAAGAAGATGGCACTCAGACTGATGTAAAACAGGATTCAAATACAAAAAATCCATCCGAAGAAAAACCAAAAGAAAAAATAGGTCCACATGGTATATTTGTAGAAAAATACAAAGATTTCAATATATACAAAAAACCAAAACCACCAAATATGCAATATTCGGTAAGAGATGGAGAGCAACCACTTCATACAGGACCTGAAAGTAGAGGGGATGAGGGAGAATTACTACGTTATGAAAGAAAGTGGATTGATAATTTTATTGCAGAACCATCACGTTAAAAGATACAACAATTGTAAATAAAATATGCAAAGCAGATATAAAAATAGTAGATTCAAAAAAACAATAGATGGTAGGGAGGTACTACAATCTAAAATATATCCTAATATCGCAAAAACGGATGATGATATATATGTTGCAACTGAAACTGGTGATAGATTTGATACATTAGCATATCAATTTTATAACGATTCTACTTTATGGTGGATAATTGCTTGTGCTAATAATATTCATAATGCAAATATTGGAATAAAGGAAGGAACGATTTTAAGAATACCACAAAATTACATTGATATTTTGCGTGATTTTGAACAATAATAATTTACATATATGTGGCCTAAGCTAAGTAACATTGAAGATAATATTTATATAAATTTAACATCTGAGGTATCCAGCAGTAAAGTAGGATTTAATGCAAGTAAAAGAATGGCTTGGATTAGAGTTTTTTCTGGGGCAAGGGTGCTTGAATATGATAGTAGTAAAGATACTATTGTTAAAGATAAAGATGGAAAGGAGACAACAAAAAAAGGAACTAGAGCTAGAAATGGTCTTATATTATCATCTGTAAACCAATCCGATGTTTTTAAAGGTACTACTGAATTTACAAGTACATATGGTGATAGTGTTAGTAGTGGTGATATGGGTCTTAGTTGGGACGGTAACCCAATATCATCTGGAATAGGTGCACCATTAAGACCATCTCCAATTATAACTGCATTGGAAATAAAAGAAGGCAAAGACCAAATATCAAGAGAATGCACATTAACTATGAAAGCATTTTCATTAGCCCAAATAGAGTTAATGCAGACTTATTTTTTGGAACCTGGATATTCTTTATGTATTGAATATGGTTGGAATAGTGTAAATGGTATAAAAAGTGCAATTAATACAAATGTTAAAGAAAATAAAGCACAACATATACTATCTCAAGCTGTAAATATAAATTTAGATTATAACAAATTACATTCAATACGTGTAAATTCTGCTGGAGACTATGATTCTTTTTTAGGATTTATAGTTGGTGGTACGGTATCATCTGATGGAGATAAATGGACAGTATCTGTTAAACTTAGAGGAGCTCCCGGATTACCAACATTTTTACAAACTCAAAATAAATCACTACAAATTGATGGTAAGGGTGATATAGTTGATAAACCTGGAGAACCCAAACCTTATGGGGTATCTGAAACAGAAGAAGCAGGTAGTGGTGAAATTCGTAGAGATAGAAGATTCAAAAATATGTTTAATCAGTTACCATCTCAAAGGCAAACTGACCAAGTACGAAAATTAATGCCCACAACTGATTGGGATTCTTATTTAAATTTAGATGCTGCTGTTAATAAAAGTATTACAACATATGCAAACCCTGGATTTATCGCTAAAATTTTCGGTAACTCCAGTGAAATAAAAGTTGGAAAATCTACAATTGAAAAGGAAAAATTATTTTCAAAAAATAAATATATAAGATTTGATTTGGCGGTAAAAATATTAAATTCAAATAGTGAATTTACTGCTTACACAATGGGTAGTAAAAAACTTAGTGTTGAATTTGATATTAGTAAAGCAAAAATTGGAGCATTTCCAAATATGTTTTCAACTAAGGCATCTAAATTGGTAATACCGGGGTTTATGCCTGATTTCTCTGTTTATTTTTTAAATGAGGGGCAAGTAGACCAATTAAAAGGTGGTATATTTAGAAGCGGTGGTAACGAGTATGGAATAGTACGAAATGCAATTCCTGGTCAACCAATACAATTTGTTGAACAAACTGATTTAAATGAAGATGGGTATGTTGAAAAGGCGGGATATTGGGGATATTTAAAAAACTTATATATAAATTTTGATTTATTTGTTGAAAAATTAACACAAAAAAATAAAAACATAAGAGAGGTTTTTGTTGATATGTTGAATGAGATGTCATCTGCAGTAAATTCATTTTGGAATTTTCAAATAGTTGAAGAAACAGTAAACACTGGTAAGGTTGAAGAAGGAAAACCAACGCCAAGTAAAATTATAATAACTGTAATAGATGAAAACTGGGTTGGTAGTAATCCCAATACTAACACAAAGGTATTTTATCACAGTGGGCCCAAATCTGTATTTTTAGATGCCAATCTTGATATATCAGTACCATCTGAAATGACAAATCAAATTATTAGTAGAAGATTAGCATTAGCAAATAATCCGGATGAACCAATTGTAGGCGTAGGTGGATTTTTTAATTCACAAACTGATTTATTTTTAGATAGTGTTACTGATTCAAATGGTAATAAAAGAAAAAAATTAACTCAAGCTGAAAAGGATGCTCAAGATTTAGCACAAAAAGAACAACAAAAAGAAACAGAGAAAAAGCCACATGAAAAGATACAAGAAGATATTGTAAAAAACGAAGGAGCACTAGAAAAAGCAAGAAACGATAAAAAAGATTTGCAGGCAGAAATTGATAAAATAAAAGCTGATTATGCAAAAAAAGGAGCTAGGGGTCTTGATGTTGAATTTATACAAGAAGCTGCTGATACAGTAGCTAATGTATTTAGAAGTGATAAAGCTATAAAAGAAGCTGCAGATAAAGAAGCTGCTAAAGATGTTCAAGAAGATTTACGTGATAAAGATATAGCAAAAATTAGAGCTAAAATTGAGACATTGGATAAAAGTATATCGGATATCAAAAAAGAAATTGAAAAGAAAGAAGAAGAAGTAAAAGAGCAAAAGAAAAAAGATGAAGCGGATGATGAGCAAAATAAAAAAACAGCTCTTTCAAATAATTTAGCTAAAATAGATGTATTACCACTTCCAGATTGGGCATCAATGAATCCTGATAAAATTACTGCTTTAGAAAACCCAGAAGCTTTAAAGAAATTATTTGTTATATATTGCTTAAACGATGAACCATTTTTTGATAGAATGAAAAATGATGCATTTACTGCTAAGAAGGCTAATGGAACATTATCACATCCATTACCAATAAAATATAATTTTAAAGTATTGGGAACAAGTGGTATTCGTAGAGGAGATACGTTTAATATAAACGGAATTCCAGCTAAGTATGCTAAGCATGGTTTATTTCAAGTTACACAAATAGAGCAAAGTTTGGAAGGTATGATGTGGACAACAAATGTGACTGGAGAATATAGACAAAAACAATAAAATGTCAGTAAACAAATACAGATACGAAAAGATTAATAATAATTTATCGGAATATGAACTTCCCGAAATAATCACCCACGTACCATCTCCATTAGTAGATGATTATAACAGAGGATTTATAAAAAGATACTTTATTCAAAAAGCAAATGATGCTACTGGATACATATATGAAATTGATTCATTATCATTTTTAAATTTTAAAATAAGTCCATTTTTTAATGTTGTAATTATACGTTGGAGAATAAGTGGAAGCGTAGATGAAATAAAAGAATCTAATTTCAATTCAATAAAAATAGGAATGAAGACTATTTCATCCTTACATTTATATTTACCAAACTATTTACAATTTTCTAAACAATAATTTGGTAATCTAAATTATTATTCGTATATTTACATATTATATGGGGATGCCATGGACTTGATTGCAATGAGAATGGTAGTACCACACGTAGACAGAAGTGCTAGATGTCTTTAAATCTGTACAAAACAATAACTGACGAAATGTCAACTATGACCTTCGAAGACCTTATGGCTTTCGTAGGTGCTGATTACGCTGTAGCAGCCTAGTCACAACAATCGGGTCGGTGCACATACAACCTAGGAACAGAAGTGTTTACAAAGGCTTTATTCGTTGAGCCCGAATCAACGAATTGGTGGAAAAGCTGTACTAACCATACGGCCCCAATTATTTTGGAAAGTGAATAAGATTAAACTTTACCTAAACGTGTGATATGCTGGTATTATGATTACTTTGTAAGACAGGGGTTCGATTCCCCTCATCTCCACCAAAATCCCATTCTACATTAATTTGGTAGTTTGGGATTTTTTTTGTATCTTTGTACCTATGAATATTGTTGAGTCTATTGAGGAAATTAATGAATTAAAACAAAAGCTGGAAACGGAAGCATCTATTTGGTATCCATTGTGGGTGGATAATAGTAAGCATCCGTTAAACACTCCTCTTTCGCTCATAATTGTACGATGTTCTGATGGTTTGTACATTCTACCACATAAACATACAGACGCTCTATCGCTATCTAATGAAGAAATAGAGACGGTACTTAATACCAACGGACAAAAGTGGGTATTCCAAAAGAAAAAGATATTACATACTTTTAATGTTTCAGTAAATCTATACGATGTGGATTCAGCATACTTTAGAAAGGAAGCAAAGATAATTGATTATGAAGCCCCTTTAAATCCTCTCCTTTCAACTCTAACTCACAAAGGGTATAGAGATGACTTGATACAATCCCTTCCTCTAATGAAGATTGTGGAGGTAATAGAACCGCAATTTGGTAAGTACTTCCATAAAGAACCTTATACTCCTACACTTAAGTGGTACAACGAAGTGTTTATACCTACCCTTTCAGATATTGAACAATTCGGAATCCGTGTCGATGGGAAAAAATTTATTGATAGATGGCCTCAAGCTCAAAAGCAAATATCCTCCGATAACTTAGTGTACACCGAATACAATCCATTTACGGTGACAGGTAGACCATCCAATAGACATGGTGGTGTGAACTATGCCGCCCTAAACAAAACCGATGGTAGTAGAGAATGTTTCGTTTCCGATGGGATATTCCTACAAATGGATTATAACGCATACCACCCTCGATTGATTGGTAAGTTGGTGAACTTCGAACTACCAACAACCAGTGTGCATGAGTGGTTGGCTGAACAATATGGATGTGATGTGAACGAAGGTAAGGGAATTACGTTCCGTTTACTATATGGTGGTATTGATGATGACTTCAGACAAATCCCATATCTTAATGCGGTAGCTGATTACATTGATAACCTATGGGCTGAAACACAAAAGCATGGATACTTACAAACACCACATAGAGAAATACCATTAAGTTGGATAGAACAACCAAATGCACAAAAGGTATTCAACTACTTATTACAAGCCGTTGAGACTGAAATGAATATTGAGGTTATGAGAAAGATATTGGATTATATAAAGGGAAGTGGTATTAACTTTTGTTTATATACCTATGACTCGTTTCTTTTTGATGTTCCTACTGATATTGATAAGGAATTGATTAAGGGATTGAAGGAAATAATTGAAGGTAGTGGGTTTCCTGTTAAGGCTAGTTGGGGTTTGGATTACGGAAAACTATAAGAACCCATATTTATAGTATATACAAAAACGTGCTATAATATGAAGAAAATCGTTATCCTTTTTAGTTTTTTAATCCTTTCTTTGGTTTCCTTTGGACAAAATGTAAGAATTAAAAATAATGTATTTGAGGTTTTATACTCACAATCATTAGAACAACCCTTAGTAATTAAGTATCGTTCAACAAACCGTCCTACAAATGTGAATAGAGGAGCTATGGATTTTTATAAAGAAGCAAATATCAAAACATCAGATGCGGAAGATTACGCTAAAAATATATACGATAAAGGACATGGTGCACCAGCTGCAACATTTTCTGATAATATGGTAAATCTAAAACAAACATTTTCTTACTTAAATTGCATAATGCAGGATAAATATCTTAATAGAGGTGAATGGAGAATGTTAGAAGAACAAATTCGTAAATGGGATGATAACGAAAACATTACAGTATTAATAAAAACATTCTTTGATACTCCTACAAAACGAGTAGCAACTGGAGCAGCAATTCCATCCCACTTACAAAAACACATCTATTTTGAAAAACAAAAGAAATGGAAGTGTTATGTATTTCTAAATGAAAAACCAAAATTTCATTGGGACGAATTGGAAATGGTATGTGACCCAGCTGACCACAAATTTTAATGAATATGAATATAACTGAATTAATAAACGAAATAGTATCAGATTGGGCTTATAGAGTAAACGATGGTATGCCTGATGTGAAAAACCCAACTCATTTAAAGGAGTTGAGTATTATACTTAATGAAATGGGATTATCTCATATTAAAGATACTCTAATTGAAAATCTTTTAACTGAAAAAGGAAAGACTCCTGAAGAAATTGAAGAAGCAGATAAAAACTTTACTAATCCTATATTAAATAAAAAAGTAAATTATAAGGCAAAGGATGGTAGTGATAAGGAAGGTATTGTTGGAAACCTATTAAGACAACCTGAAGGAAGTCCTGCTAGAACGGCAGCTGAGAAAATGTTACCACCAGAAGGTTCTCCAGAAAGAGAAAAGTTAAATCAAGAATTAGGTGGTGAAAACCAACCAGGTAAAGGTGAAGACCCAAAAGCGGCTGGTGGAGCTGAAGATGGTGCACCAAAAGAAGACCCAATTAAAAAAGCAGCACCAATGTTTGACCCAAAAGCAGACCCTGCTATGGGAGCAAGAATGGATAGAGAGAAAGCAGCAAATGATAAGATAGCACAAAAGGATAAAGAAGATACTGCTGAGAAATCAAAAGAAGAACCAAATCCATTAGATGCAAAATTTAATCCAATTGATGTAAAAGATGTTGCAAAGGAAATGCCACAAGCTGATACGGATACATTTAGTGGCGGAAGTGATATTCCAGATGCAATAGACCCAAAAGAGTTAGAACAATTCAATACTGATATTAATAAAGTTGCAAAGCAAGTAGCTGATGCAAAGGCTAAAGGAGAACCTGCGCCAAACATCAACTTATGTGATGTGACTGTGCCGGGTACTAACTTATATTGTGATGATAACTTAGGAATACCAAGAGATGAGATGCCACAATTCAAAGGAAATGCGGCACCTGGCAGTAAAGCGGCAGGAATGGATGCTGATGCTAGTGGTGAAGTTGATACTGAGCCTGTATTCAGAGAAATGTTGAAACAAAAAGGTATTAAAACTTTACAAACTGAAGTACCTGCTGATAAATTAAAAGCAACACAAAAAGATTTAGTTGGAGCAAAAGTAGTTGGTATGATGGGAGCTTTAGAGAAAGACCCTAATCATCCAAAAATTACTGCACCAATATATGTGAGTAGAGATGGATATGTAATTGATGGCCATCACCGTTGGGCAGCTGTGGTAGCATATAATGCACAGAATCCAGACAAACAAATCCAAATGAAAACAACGGTATTGGACCAAGACATCAAAGATGCAATTCCAATGGCTAATAAGTTTGCAGAGGATATGGGTATTGCAGCTAAGAAAGCAGATGCAAATAAAGAAACGCCATCAACACCGACATCAGCACCAAAATTAACTGATAAGGTAAAACAAAAAATAGCTAATTGGACTAAGGAAGAAAAAGCATTCTTTGAGAAAAACGAAGGAGCACCTGGTTCAGAAACTCGTAGAAGTTTAGGACAGGCTTTGAAAGATAAAGCAGCTGGAGCTTGGAAAGCAATTAAGAAAGGAGCTAAGCATGAAGTAGAAGAATTCAAAGCAGCTGGAGAAGGTGTTGGTAAATTCTTTAAAGGAGAGAAGTTATCACATCACGAAAAAGATGCACTTAAAGCAGTTGCTATTAAAGTAGTAACTACGGCAGTTTTTGGGGCAGCATTTGGTGGATTATCGCATGGTGTGGCGGCATTTGGTAAGCACGTAGCAATGGAGTTTATACCACATGTTGTTGGTGAAACAATCTTAAAGGGAGCTGGTAAAGCAGCCTTATTTGCTGATATGGAAGGTGAAGCTGAAATGGATGCAAATATGGAAAAATTTGCTGAAATGATTGCAAAAGGACTTGAAGAAATGGAAATTAGTGATGAAATGATGGAGGATATGGTTGATTCATATAATAAGAAAAAAGAAAATGGTGAAACTGATAACGTTGAAACGCCAATAGAACCAAAAATGAAAGAAGAAAGTATAGATTTAGCAAATGAGTTAATGTTAGAAATGATTTATGGCTTTATAGATGAAGCAACATATCCAAAATCAGATGATGGTAAGTATTGGGTAAAAAGTAAAAAGACTGGTAATGTTTATACTGTAATAGCACCAAAATCAGCACAACACGATGTTCCTAATAAGAGAGATATTAAAAATGCAGGAGGTACTACAACACCACAAGCTCCAACTAAAAAATTAGGAGCTGGTGATTTTAGAAAAACTCCTGATATGAAGCCGGATGTAAAAAAAGCATCAGTTCCAGCTAAAAAAGAAAGAGTTGAAACAAATAATCCACACAAAAAGAACGGAGATGAAGGTAAGACTATTTTAGAAGTAAAACCCGAAGAACTTGATTCTATATTAGAAAAATATGTAAATACGGGAGAAGCAACTCCTGATGATATGAGAGAATTGGCACCAGAGTATTCAAACCAAGATATGGCTGATGGATATTCCGATGATGATTACTATTCAACTTCAAATGGTGGAAGAAAGCATTCTTCTTTGGTTAGAAAAGAGCCATATAAAGTAGATAAAGATACAAGAACAAAATTAAAAGAATCAGGATTTCCTGAAAAATATATTAAGTTTTTAGAAAGATGTATTAATACACAAGTTAAAGGTAAAAAACCACCTGTAACTGAATTAATAAAGCAAGGTGGTGCTGGGCAAATTCAATCTCAATTTGGTGAAGTAATGGCAATGGCATTTATGTCAATGAGAGACCCACAACAAAGAAGACAACTTGCTGATATAATGAGCGCTGAGATTGCAAAATCAGCAGAAGAATTTGGAGGTGGAAAACAAAGTTCAATTGCAACTAAAGATTGGGTAGAGGCCTCACTAACACACGCAGAAGCATTTGATTCGGCAATGGATGAAAAATATGGTAAAGGTCAATGGAGATTTGAAGGAGCTGCTTGGGATATTAGGAGTGATGTTGAATCATTAGGATTAGATTATAAAAACAAAGGATTCTCAACCGATGTAATGTTAAGAGTACAACCTTTAGATAAAAATGGTAAACCAAACGGACCTGCTAGAGCACAAAAGAATTCTTTAAAGAAAGATGAAAACATTTTCTTCTTTAATGGTTCAATTAATGAAGTTAATAATTTTGTATTAAACTTCTTAGATGATAAGGAGAGAAAAAGAGTAAAAGGATATGAAGCAATAGTAACAAAAGCAGGAGCATCAAACAAAAATCCAGAAGATAGAGCGGCCGCCTTAGCAGCAGCTGAAAGAATTACTGGATTAAAAGGTACAAAAGCAATAGCTGCATTGAAACAATTAGCAGGTGATATTAGAACAAAAGCATTTGATGCAGCACCTTCGCATGTACAACAAGCAGTTTCTAAAGTTAGAAATTTTGGAGGAGCTCAAACAAAATCAGCAGAAAGTTTAATTAAAACAGCAAACACTAATATTAGAAACGCAAATAATGTGATTGATAATGCAAAAAATATAGATGGTGGTGATAAAGATTTTGCTAAATTTGCTTACAAAGCAGTTAAGGATTGTAAAGCAAGTGGTACTAAAGATATAACTACATGTATAAGACAAAAATTAAGTGCAGCTGGGGAGGATACAACCGATGATAGAGTATGTAAAGTAGCAGTGTTGGCATCTAAAGTAGCAATAGCTGCTGGTGATACTAAAGCTGAAAAAGCTTTGAGTAAACATTATAATTTAGCAGTAGAAGCCGGAAACGCTTTAATGGAAGTATTACCAGAAAGTCCTCAATTAATGGGAGGTTTAATGCAGAAATTGGCAGATGCATTCCCAATGAAGACTTGTATGCAGGGTGAGGAGTTTATGTGTATAGATGGTATGAAAGTAACTCAAAAAACTTTACAAACTGTATTTGGTGTAGCAAACTATGATGAATTACAAAAAGGTATGAAATTAAAAAGATTACCAAATGGTGAAACTATATTAGTATATGGTGCAAAAACCAAAGATGGTAAAGATATTCCGATTGGTGTAGTAGGTGCAAGACAAAAAGGTAAAGGATATGAAGGAACTGTTGGTTTTGAAATATCTTGTTCCGATGATTTTGCATTAGCTATTTCTGAAGCAAATCGTAAAAATGGAGATACATCCGAATCAAATGAGAAAGCTAGACAATCTATTGGTAAAAGAGTAAATAATAGAGCGGCAAAAGCAAATAAGAAAAAATAACCCGTTTTTACCCTTCCTTTTGGTTTTTGATATTTATAGGTAATAAAAGAAACAAGAGGAATAATGAAGACACAGTTACTTTGTACATTTACAACAAAGGAGGAGTTACAAAACACCTTACAACAAATAAGAGAGACCTATCATATAGTTTACAACTATATATACATATTACAAAACAAGTCCAATTTAGAAGAATTGTTTGTAACGTACAACATAGATACAGCTTTCCAACCGGAGACTCCATTGGAAAACACAATCCTAATACATAGAAAGAAAGAATCAAACTCACTTTACACTATAAACGCTCTTAACGAATTGGTTAAGGAGGAAAATGGTGGGGTGTTAGATACATCTTTTGTCATCAATTGGCAGAAGTTTAAGAATTCAATCATATTAACAAACGCCGAAGGAACTAAGAAAATTCAAACAAGAGTTTTTGAAGTAATTGACTTTGGTGAGGGAAATAAAACAGAGTAATATTTATATTTACTATGTATGCAGTTAGAGGATATTTCAAACCAGAAAGTTCATTTCACACAATCGCAGAATGGGAAGCCATATGTAAAGAATTTCTTGCTTTAGAGAAGCAGGGATTTGATACTAGAGGTGGAACTATCGATTATAGTCCTCAACTCATACAATTAATTAACAAATATTTCTCACATCAATTATATATTGAAACTGAGCAATTTGCTGATTTGACAAGAAAAAAGGTATTAGATTTCATTGAAGATTTTGTAAACCATAGAGTTTGGTCTTTAAGAAAGGATTACAAAGATTATATAGTTAATATAGATAATGATAAAATTGCGTTCTTTCAAAGTAGAGGAGCAATAGAACCATATCTTTTAATGGATGAACAATTTACCATTGATACATATGGAACGACTGATGAGGAAGTAACGGCATTACATTGGACTTCTAAAGCTGGTTTGATTAATTTAATAGATGCAACTAAAAACGGATATAAATTTTCAATATCCACATTTACAACACAGGCTAAAGAATTTTTTAGGCCTGATGCTAATTTTTTAGTAAAGGTAACCGGAACGTTAGTAGCAGCATTTAAATCGGATGCAAAAACATTTGCAACTGATAGAGGTAATAAAGCAGTTAATATGTTTAGATTATCATATCCTGATAATGAAAATAACCTTTGCCGAAATGTGGAGGACTGTAAAGATGATAAAACATCTCTATGGAATGAAATAGTTATGAAACCAAAAGAAGTTATAACATATAAAGAAATTAAAAAATATTAAGTATCATGTTATTAAAAAAAGGAGACAATAACGAAAACGTAAAGTTAATGCAACAAAAGCTTGGTATCGAACCAGCTGTAACTAACTTTGGACCTAAAACTGAAGCGGCTGTTAAAGCTTGGCAATCAGCACATGGTTTAACCGCAGATGGTATCGTAGGACCAGCAACTTGGGCAAAAATAATGGGAGAATCTACAGTAGTAGTTCCTCAACCAATTGTATCTGCACCAATAGCACCAGTAGGTGGATTGAAATTAGATAAACTTAAAGGACATATTCCTGATGCAGTTATCGCAATGATTCCTGATACTGCGGCTAAATTCCAAATTAATACTCCATTAAGATTAGCACACTTCTTAGCACAATGTGGACATGAAAGTGGTGGATTTAGAGCAACGCAAGAGAACTTAAACTATTCAGCAAAAGGGTTGGCTGGTATCTTTAAAAAATATTTCCCAACTGAAGCAGCAGCAGCTCCATATGCTAGACAACCACAAAAGATTGCATCTAAGGTATATGGTAATAGAATGGGTAACGGACCTGAATCAACTGGTGAAGGCTACAAATTTAGAGGTAGAGGGTATATCCAATTGACAGGTAAAGAAAACTATACTGCATTTGGTAAATCAATTGGTGAAGATATTATTTCAAATCCTGATGTAGTAGCATCTAAGTACGCATTATTATCAGCAGCTTGGTTCTTTTCTAAAAATGGATTACATAAGATGGCAGATGAGGGAGCTAGTGATACAGTTGTAACAAAGATTACTAAAAGAGTAAACGGAGGAACAATCGGATTACCGGACAGAATCAAACACTTTAAAGAATATTACCATTTATTGGCATAATATTTGGTAGATTTGGAAAAATTTCGTATATTTATAGTATAAAGTAAAAAAATGGCAAATATCAGATTAAAAGAATTATTAGAAGCTAATGTAGACCCTAAGTTAGTGGCTCGTAGCAAAGAGAGTGGTAAGTTGGTTTATTTCAAAACACCACAAGCTAAAAATGCAGCATTAAAAGCTGGGTCTCACTCAGACCCTAAAGCTGAAAAAGGTGGTAAATCTAAAGCAGATGTAAAACCAAATGATATGTTTGGTGGAGATTATGCAAAAAATAGAGGTGTTGCCGCTCCTAAAGCTGATCCTGTTATTGCAGTAGCATCTAGAGCTCAAATGGTCCCAAAAGCGGTAGCAGGTTGGGCAGATAAGAATGGTGTAGACCTTTCCAAAGTATCCGATGATTTAAATTCAGGTAAGTTAAACGTATTTGATTTTATGACGGCCGTTAGTGGTATTCCTGGTAACAAATACGCTAAAGATATAATTGCTAAATATCCACAATCTGATTCTAATATGAACTATTCACAATCAGTTAAACAAAATAATAATGATTCTGATGTAGATGGACAAACTGATGATGAATTGTACGATGCTTTATATGATATGGGATATGATTTTGGAAAATTTGGTAGTAAGAATTTTGATGAAGAAGGATTTGCTGATGCAGCAACAAATTTAGGTTATCGATATGATGCTAAAAATAAAGTATGGAATCATAGAGATGAAATGGATGGAGATACTCCTAACACATCTAAATACGATGATACAAATTATTGGAAAGATGATGAATATAGTGATACGCAAGGATATACTGGAGATGATGATGATTACGATGATGATAGCTGGGGAGATGATGTAAGACTTACATCGGATAGATTGAGCAAAGTAGAAAAAGCACTTGAAGATGACTTAAATTTAAGAGGTAATGGATTTGAAACCACACGTGAAAGTAGTGGAGGTAGTGGTGGATGGGAAGGTCCTATGACAATCGTTTCTAAAGATGCAGATTATAATGATGAAGATAATTTTATCAGTTTATCAGTAGGAAGTCCAAACAATGATGGTAAATTTTCAATCGTATTTGCAAATTCAAATGGTGAACCATATTTTGAACCTAACTATGATGCACTTACTGGTGATATTGATTTAGAACCACAGCAGGCTTATAAAGTTACAAAGGCTTTAATGAAAATGCCTGAAGTTCAAAAGTTATTAAAAGGTGAAATAAATATAGATGAATTCAAACCTATATATGATAAATTGAAATCTAAATTTTCAAAAACGGAATCAACGAAACTAACATCAATGATTAAAAAATAACCAAAAGGGAGAAACTAAAAATTCTCCCTTTTTTATTTGGTAGAATGGAATAAATTTCGTATCTTTACATTCTCTACAATCTATATAAATGCTTAAATCGGTTATAAAATATACTTCAAAAAAGATTTGGAAAGTCCGATAAATTGTCGTATATTTGTAATCTCTTAATATTTATATACATAGAGGGTGAAGGACACTCACCTAAATAAAACCATAAAACATAAACTCTTAAAACGTAAAAAAATGGCTATTAACTTAGACGCAATCAGAGGTAGACTGAACAAACTACAAAGCACAACTTCAAAGAAAGTAGAACTTTGGAAACCTGCTCCGGGCAAACACACTATTCGTTTAGTCCCTTACAAATTCAACAAAGAGAATCCTTTTATTGAATTATTCTTTCACTACAACATTAACAAC